GTGGCCTACAGCCCATATAAACCATGTTTATATTGACATAGGTGCTCTATTTTGTCGCGCACGGGAGGGTACTAGCCAACCGACAGCCGCTGTTATTAAATGGTCAGCTCCATCACACCGGTACAAGGCCCCGGCACCCAGGCGGTCGCACCCTAAAAGAGCAGACCGGAACGTTCGCGCACCATGTACACGAGTCCCACTTTAAACGCGAATGTCCCAATGGGGACCCGCTCTAGCATCTCGCCAGTCGGCGGTCGCAGTAGCACATACTGGGACCCCAGAACCACACTAAGTGTGGGACTGGAGCCATCCAGTGAATCAACGCGGTCTCCCACCCGCGGCTTAAAGACCCAGACGAACATCGGTCCGCCTGACGTTAGGCTCAAGGTCTGAGCACCAGCGTACTGGCGGATCTGGCCCGTCTCAGGACTGGTTTCGCCGCGGTATAGGGCCGCGCTGATTATGCACTGCAGCAGCCCCGGATCATAAAGACCCGGCATCACTTCGATACGGATTTCGACCAACTTGTGGTCTAGAGCCGCAATCTGGGCGAAGGACGGCGTGGTAGCATCGGCGGGCACTACCTGTTGGGCCACTCGGTACTCAATGGTCCCGTTAGCGTGCGGCGTCACCGCCGGCCACTCGGTAAGAGTGGTCCAAACCACATCCTGCCGATAGCCAGCGGAAGGCACCGCCCGCGTAACCTGGGATTGCTGACGCATCCGGTCTACCCCTCTTTGGGCACGTCCGTCGTTGCTCGGCAAACTGAGGATCGAGCCCTCGCGACGCCGGTCCAGATCTCTCTGAGCACGGCGGCGCTTAGCCTCAGCCCTCGTAATCTGCCCAGCAGCAACCATCTTCGAGAATTTGTCTTGTTGATTATTCATGCTGATATGGCTCAGTAGTTCTCTTAAACCCTAAAGTTCTCGGCAACCCACTGGTCACACCTAGCCAAGACAGACTCCTTCCCAGACAAATGCCGGAGATCGAAGTCCAGAGCTCCCCTCATCTCAGGAACATATTCTTCTGGCTTCCTAGTTAGAAACCTAAACACCGTCCTTTTCCAAGACTCCGGTTCGCCCTTCCAGCTTGATCTCCAAGCGGTCGAGCAAAACGAAAACTCATCGAGAGGCGATGTAGAGACTCCTTTCACCAAGAATCCAAAACTTTTGTATCCCGACTCAAGTCCTTCCACAAAAGGCTCTTGCGCATCATCACCCATCTGGGCGCCATCCATGGTATACTCAACAGTACACCCGAGATCCAATCTCACCACTTTTGCCAACATGTGGCGCATGTGCGAGTTTGTACTCGATGTGTTGTAAGTTCCCGATGGTAACACCCCGGGCGTGGTTTGTTCGAACAGATCGCCAGTTGGCAGGCTGAAAACTTTCAGGCTCAAGCCATACGTGTAATTTCTCACAAGCGTGGCCCATGCTGTTCCGTCCCCCCCCACCACTGCGACTCGGTACTCCGCATCATCCTCCAACATCCATCCTGAGACAGACCAATCCCACGCTGACACATCCGTAGACGCGGGCGTGAACTCGGTTTGGCACTTTCTGAAATGATCGTACAAATGCTGCTTTCCCTCATCATGTAGGCCCATACCAGGCTTAAAACTGAAATGCTCATGCAAATCAATCTCCGCCTTATTATGAGCCGTAAAGAGGCACCGCTCAATAATGTGGTCTAAAACAGACACACAACTAATGATACGGTATCTCTCAGCAGCGATCTTCTCTTGTTTATGTGGCTCTTCTTTAATGAAGGTGTGGACTGGATCCCGGGCCCCCATCTTCACCATCTCTAGGGCGGTCTCAGTTCTCTTGAGATCCAGGAGGACCAATAACCGCTCCAAAGTTAGTGTGATGAGACCTCGACGGTCTCCAATCCACGTCTCCTTCTTCGAAGCCACAGCATTCCACGGACTCCCAGCACTCGTGTCCGTATCGCACTCCTCGATCGCTCGCACCACGTGCCTTACCAACTCCGGGGCATTCAGCATCTCCGAAGAGTTGCTTACAAGCCACCGTTGCGATTCAGCAACGCGTTCTCGAAACGCCGATTCTGTTTGTTTGCGGACACCTCCGCAATCCTCTCGGCGTATGCCCTCTCGAAACGCGCTTGGAAGAAGATTGCTCTCCTCTGCCACTCGTCCCATGATTCTTTCTGCCCGGGCCTGTACGATTCCACTCTGTGCAGTCCGGTCGCCATAAAGGTGATCTTCTCGTACGGAGTGGGCACGAACAGCCCCTTTCCAGAACTCGAGGCAGGCGCCACGAATGGCGGCTGCACGGGTGCTCCGGTCTGGGGTCCTGCGTTCGTCTGGTTGTTTGTGGATACTGCCGTGGTATCCGAGGGAGCGGAGAAGACCAATGGGGTCACGGCGGGGCCACTGGAGGCCGGCGAGCTCAGGGAAGAGTCCAAGGACTCGACTGCTGTCTCTAGCCGGCTTCGTGGCGGCTCCACCTGGGACTCCACGGTACATTCCCGCATACTTGAGATGCCCGCGGCTGCTTTCCTCAACTTTGCGGATTTCCTCTGCAAATTCCGTTTTTGGCTCTTGGTCAAAGCTATAGCGGGCAAGATTGAGGATTCCGGCAAGATCGGACGGGCAGACACGGACTCTGAACCCCTCGAGCACAAGCTCTCGGAGGTCTCGGAGTTTCCTGGCGACGTATGGGAAGACGTATCGTTGGTCTTCGGGGTCACGACCCGACCCGACTGAAAATCCGATTCGGGGACGAAAGCGGTCTCGACAGCGGCCGCATAGGCTGACTTGACTTTGATAGCAGCCCTTCGTAGGTCCACTTCCTCCATCTCGTCGGCCCAATTGGCCGTCTGATCGATCGCCGACCACTCGAAGTACTCCGGCATATCATCGTAATAGATTTCATGCTCCGCAGCATTACGTCCACGCGGAATCGAGCCAGACTTAATTTCTGCAGTCGTATCGTCCTCGTACGGAGTCTCCAGTTTCGAGACACGTCTTCGATCAATTATCTGAGCAATAAGATCAACAAGGGCAATGCCCCTGTTGTTCCCATCATCCTTAATCTCACCGGCAACGTGCATACCAACGATCTTCCCGAGCGTGTTGAAAATGGGAGCTCCTGACCAGCCCTTCTGCGTACTCGCTGTATAGGCGAGGCCCATTGGTCCGTCCACTTTACCCACTCCTGCAGCTGCCTGCCACTGAACACCGTCAACAGACCCGCGGACTGAAACAAAACCCTTTGTAAAGGGCGATGAAACGCCGACTTTAACACCTAGTGCATGAACGCGCAAGTTATCCGAGAACAGGACAAAGTCCAAAGAATCGGAATACCCACGCATCTTCCACTCAGACATGTTAACAGGCATCAGCTGGTCTCCCTTACGAATGTAAGTTTGTCCAACTATGTTCCTGAGGTCAAAGACGTGTTTTGGCATAGCAATGAAGGTGTGGCGGCGAACATTGAACCTAAAGGCAAGCCCAAGATATTGATTCTTGGACCACACAGAAAACGTAGACGGGTGCATTTCGCTCACCGAAAATGATGAACCACTAAGGGCCGATTCTAAACCCGGCCTTTCCTTCAAATGAAGGGCCAACCAAGCCTGGAGCTCGACCCAAATGGTTTTACCATCAACGTCCACTCTCACACACGGCTTTCCTCCACGGAACTGGAAATCAGAAGCCGCGATCTGATCATGAGGAACCGCAACAGAAATAACTGTGCGGTACCAAAATACAGACAACGGCGTCCAAACCAATAAAGTGAAGGCACTCATAAGCGCATCCAAGATCCATCTATAGCAGCCGACGACAAGCGAACGTATCCACTGCGCTACACCAATCACCAGCCAGAAGCTGAACAGCGCGGCAACGATAAGGACCCAAGTCCAAACCAAAACCATCGCGAGTGCAACTCCGACCGGATAGTTGTGCAACGACAACGAAATATTCGCCACAAACTTCAAATAGTCAAGTCCTAAGACAAACATACATCGGTAGGTGGTCAGACGGTTGCCCCACAGGAGCGCACAATACTCGAACTCCGGGAGCGCGGTAACCAAAACAACCGGTTCCAAGAAACCGGGAGCAGCGGGTGCCAAAACAACCCAGAGCAAAAGCAAAAGTAAGACAAGAGTGAGGATGGACATTGTAACAGGAAGAAATTGTCTTATTCTATGGCCGTATTCCGATCGTAGATAATCTCTGTTCCGTTCAAAGCTCA